AGTGGTAAAACAGAAACTTTTGTCAATAGAGCTGCCATGATGAAAAAACACATGGAAGAGGAAAGAGATATGCCAGAGTTGTATGAAAGTATGGAAGACAGAAATGGTAAACCTTTTAATTTTGCTGGATTGTATGAGACATATTCTTCAGACAATCCTAAAGAATACTTTTTCTTGAAATATTATGGTATGACATACAGAGAAGTATGGATGAAAAAAGACCCTAAAACATTTAGTGGTTCTACAGAAGATATGATTGAGAATGTTTCAGTTCATGTGCCTGTTGTACCAGAGGATGGTATATCTAGAACCATAGGAGAAATGAGTGAAGTATAACGAAGATAAAATTTTATTAGAAATCGGCCAATATATTGAGGGTACATATTCTCAACACTATAGTGCTGATAAAAATGGATTTCAGGTACAAGATATGTTACGACATCTTGACCTTGATAAAGATTTTTGCCAAGCAAATGCTATCAAGTATTTGTGCCGATATGGTAAAAAAGAAGGTAGAAACCGTAAAGACATAATTAAGGCAATTCATTATTGTATATTATTATTGTCTAGTGAGGATTCTAATGGTTCATGAGTATCTAAAATTCATGGATGAGCTGCTGGTAATCAAGGCAGCTTTAGAATTACAAGAGGAATCTGGTAAGGTAAATACCGACTTACGAGACTATGTTGACAATCTACTAGCAGAGTATAATATTTTAGTTGAGGAGATTGAAAAAGACATGGAAAATGAGGCGAAAAAAACATTACATTGAGGCTTGACAAGGGCTTAAATATGTAGTACCATGGTCGAGACAGACTAAAAATGTCAAAATTGAAATAACTTTAAGGAGTAATATAATATGGCAAGAGCTAAGCTAAGCAAAAAAGAAAAAGTACTAAACCTACTATCAAAAGGTGAACCAGTATTCTGGAGAACACTAAGAAGTAGATTTGATATAACATCACCTAGAGCAATGATTGATACATTACGCTCAGAAGGACACATGATTTATATTAATCAAGGTACAGGTACTAACCGTAACAATACTTCATATCGTATGGGTATGCCATCTAAAGCTATCGTAGCTGCAGGCATTAAGGCACTATATGGTACAGAGTACGCTTATAGTTCTTAATGGATTAAGGGTGTCCTTTCGAGGACACCCACCACCTTTATATGATAATTAGTTATAAGTTGGAGGCAATTCTAATGTATCACAAAATAAGTTCAATGTGCGATAAAGTACGAGTAATTTACGAAAAGGCAGAAGAATTAAGGATAGCAAAGTACGGCCACAAGGATGATTTTACCAAAAAAGAATCGGATGATGATATCAACCGTAGAATAAAAGATATTCAATCATTATGCAGAGAAATAGCAAATGATAAAGGAAAATATAATAAGTATCCAGCTAAAAAGGATACTTAAAAAGAAATATAAGTAATATGACATGAATATAAATTACGAACCAATTATAGCATTTTTAATCATGATAATGTTACTTGCATACACCTTACAAAAGGCAAATGCATTTTAGGATAGTAAAATGAGAATAATATTATACAGTAAAAAGAATTGTGTTTATTGCACAAAGGCAAAAGCTCTTTTGGATAAATTGAGCCTTAAATATATAGAAAAGAAACTTGAAGATTTTAATTCTGTAGATGATTTTAAAAAAGACATAGGTAGAGAAGTAAGAACTATGCCACAAATTAAAATTAATGGTGAGGTAATCGGTGGGTATAATCAATTAGTTGAATATTTTACTAATGAAGGTCTAGTAAATTACAAAGGAGAGTTAATTGAGCGAAGACAAGGATAAAGAAAACATTAAAAATAATGTTTTACAATTTCCCAAAAGAGATGTTAAACGAGATGATGGACAAGATTCTTGGAAACTTGATGATTTGTGGGAGTTTACTCCGAATGGCAAATCATATGGTGATGAATTTGTAGATGGTGAAGATGTAAGTCAACAAGAAAAGTTTGAAAATTTTGTTAATGCTTTAGTTGATGAACTATCTATAGGTTTTATAAAAACTCTAGTGGATGCTGGCATTGATATTAATGAAGAATATTTTTATAAAGATTTAGCATTTGTATGTGAAATGTTTAGAGGTTTATGTATTAGAAATTTTGGACAAAAACATATTTCACAAAGAGTTATGGACAAATTGGTGTCTTTACAAAAAGATTTAGAAGGTAAAATACAACCTGTTATAGACTATGCACCAATATTAAATGAATATGATTATAAAATTCTAAATCCACATCAGTTAGTTTTTGATTTTTACAAATATGATATTGAAATACAATTTCAACCCGATATGGAATGGCCTGAGGATGACCAATGAGTATATTAGTTGACCTAAATCAGGTACTTATTTCTAATGTAATGGCACAAACCAGAGGCCAAGAAGAAGCTAACCTTGATATGATACGACATATGGTTATCAATTCTATCAGAGGTTATAATCTTAAATTCAAAGAAGAATATGGTACACAAGTATTATGTTCTGATTCTGCCAATCCATGGAGAAGACAATTATTTCCACATTACAAATACCAAAGAAGACAAGGCCGTGATGAATCTACCACAGATTGGGATGATTTATTTGCAAAGATAATGGAGATAAAACAAGAAATAAAAGAAAACTTTCCTTATATGGTATTATCAATAGATAATGCTGAAGCAGATGATATTATTGCAGTCTTAGTAAGAGAGGCCAACCATAAGAAAGAACCTGTAATGATAGTATCAGGTGATAAAGATTTTATACAATTACATAAACACGAGAATGTCAAACAATTTGCACCCATACAGAAAAAATTTGTAGGTGAAGGAGTTGACCCTAAAGTATTCTTACACGAACAAATAATAAAAGGTGACCGTTCAGATGGCATACCTAATATATTATCTGATGATGATGTTTTTGTTACAGGTGAAAAACAAAGACCTATTAACAAGAAAAGGTTGGAAGAATGGGCCAACCTAGATAATATACCTTTAGGAAGTCAGACTAAAAAGAATTACGATAGAAATAAGAAACTTATAGACTTAGAGGAGATACCGATATCTATAATGGAGAACATTATAAATAGTTACAGAAGTTATGAAATACCTGATAGGTCAAAACTATTACCGTATTTCATGAAGCATAAATTGAAATCGTTAATGACTAATATAAATGATTTTTGAAATTGGAGAATAATTATGGTAGAACAAAACCCACATTTAATATCTAAAAAAGCTATGGAACAGATGTCAACAACAGCTGGCTCTCAAGCACCTTTAATGAGTGAAGTATTTAAAAAAGTTCACAATGCAAAGGTTAAATCTAAAAAGATAGAAATATTAAAGGAGAATGATACACCCGGATTGAGAATGATAATCAAAGGTGCATTTGACCCTAATATACAATGGGATTTACCTGAAGGCACACCACCATATATAGCAAATGAGGCACCTGAAGGTACACAACATACTACTTTGGAAGGAGAATCTAAAAGATTATGGCATTTTGTAAAAGGTGCTGACCCTTCATTAACAAAAGGTAGAAAAGAAACATTGTTTATTCAAATTTTAGAAGGCCTTCATAAAGATGAAGCAGAAGTTTTAATCGCAGTCAAGGATAAGGTATTGCACCGTATGTTCAAAGGCTTGAACGGTAATATGGTGAAGGACGCTTTTGGTTGGGATGCAAACTTTATGCAAAAATCTTAAAAAAGTGCTTGACATACAGGTTAAACACCTGTATACTGGAACCCAATTAACTGAGAGATTATATTATGGACTATGGCGTAACATTTGCAAACTTTAACGGACTAATAAGAGTGCCTTTTGATATGAATCCTAGATTTTCACCGATTGATGATTTAGAATTTAAAGACTATTCTCAAAAGTTATTTGATGAAAGACACAATGAGTTTAAAGAATTAGGTGATGAAATATATTTTGAATCTGATGTTGCAATAGAAAAACAGTTAGTCCAAAAAACAACTAAAGCACTACAGATTACAAATGAGCCATTTTACAGTATGGTTGATTTGGGCTTAGAAATACCTGATGACATTATCATAATGCACAAAGGTAAAGTTGAAGCTTGTTTTGTTGCAATGGCAAGTGGTTGGAATCCAAGTGAAGTTAAAGGTATGACACTCGAACAAGTACACGAACCTGTTGCTGATAGTGAGACACTAAGAAAAGCAAGTGATGGCATATGGCGTGCTATGACAAGTGGTAAATGTTTTCATAGATATACTTGGGCTATAACATCTTTAGATAGTTTGAGTAATCATCCGAGTTATGAGAGACCAGAAATTAAGTCTTTAGATGATTTAACATTTAGAGTAGAACACGAAAGAACATTTACTGTAGATGAAGATACAGCTGCCTTCTTAATAGATGTAGAAAGATATCCATTAAATTTTGTATTAGAAAGAAATGGTGGTCTGTTAAAAAGATGTATCAATAGTATGACAGATAATGTTTTAGAATATAAAAATTTAACAAAGGTTAAACATTTATTAAATGAGAACAATTAAAAAGATTCCCTACAAGTTTGTTCATGTATATTGGATTGATATAACATCTGATTCATCATGGCGAAGTGTGGAAGATATAAAAGAAGAAAACTTACCTAGATGTCTAAGTACAGGTTTCTTAATTAGTGATGAGGATGAGGTCATTAGATTAGTTAGTGATTTCAATTTTAAAGAAGATGGTAGTATTGATGAATGTGGTAATTCTACAATAATACCAAAATGTGTAGTTCAAGAAGTAAAGGAGATAACATGAACACAGAAAGTAAAGAAATAGACCAATATTTAAAAAAACAATTAGTAGAAACACCAAAGGTTCTTAAAAACTTTTTAAAAGATAGTAATTCATCATCACCTGGTATAACTTATTATACTGGTTATTGGGGTCAAGATTTAGAAGATAATCTTACAGATAGACAGAGAGAAAAACTACAATCTCAAATGAATAAACTATCAGAAAAGTTGGTATTTACATCTAGAAAATTGCCAGAGAATGTTGGTGGGTATCATTACATAGCCTATGTCAAATAAGAAACCATATTTTTTAGGCAATCTTTTGAGTAAAAATAAAAAGGCAAAAGTAAAACCTTTCAATAATAGAATTCTAGTTTTAGAAGAAATTTTAAAAGAATTGAAAGATGAACAGAAAAAAACAGGTGATACCTTATGGAGAAATATC